TTGGGCTTTACGGCGCAGAGTCTCGCGAAGAGTTTACCGCAGCGTGTCGCGAGTTACCTCGGTGCTCTGGGCGCGGCGGTGCCTGCGATGGAAGGGTTGAATGTCGTCGGAGGAGGAGAGCTTCCTGATGTGTTAGATAAAAATTATTGGGCCGGGCTGGTCGCACAGCAGATTCCGTTCGCTGTCGGGGACGCGAGAAGACTTTTTAAAGGTGGGCCGATCGCTGAAGGCAGCGGACCTGAGGCAAAGAAGCCTCTCCCTGGGAGGTTACCTGAAATCGTGCAGAAGCCTGAGGTCATTGAGGCTCTTGCAGACATCGAGAACTCCCGCCAAGCTGAGAAGGAAGAAGCGACTAAGGTCAGCCCGCCTGAAGAGTTGCAGAAGCGCCTTGAAGAGATCGACGCCGAACACGATCTGATGGCCAAGGTCTTCGGGCCGAAAGCCGGTGAGATGCAGCCGAGCCCTGAGAGACTGGCCGCGCTGGAGGAGAAGTATGCTGACGGACCGAGCACGAAGGTTGATGAGTTTGCTGATGACCTTGACGTGGGGCCAGCTGCTGACGTGGTTGAGCCAGCCGTGTCTGTTGAAATTCCTAAACATCAGCCAGACCTAGACAAACCCTGGACTACACCACTCTCCGACACAGCTCGGCAAGCCCTGATGAAAAGCGGTCAGATCGTGGAAGGTCCTGACGGGATATTGTATCGTCCGTTGGTGGAAAAGCCTAAGACAGTAGAGCTTAAAACCGTCGCGGAGACTGCGGCAAGTCTGCCTGAGGAAACGCGTGAGAGCGTGCGAGTTAATGTGGAGAAGTCTGTCGCTGATGGAGACTCGCCTAACTTCGCGATCGAGCGGGAAGTTCAGAAGGTGGAGAATGAAATCAAAGAGCGCAAAGCTAGAAAACCCGGTCCCGTAACCGAGGCGTCTAGCTCGTGGTTTCTCGGGCTTGCAGATACTGATCCAGAGTTGTGGGGTGAGCTACAGAAAGACACTAAAAGCCTCAAACTTTGGTATGACGCGTTAGCTGACTTCGGCACGACAAAGCTTCATTCCGACTATCGCCAGAGCTTTCTGGCAAAACCACAGATAACTCTCAAGGCTTACATTGACGCCTGGAGAGGTCTAACTCCTGATGGAGAGATTGTCGACTCAGCTTTAGCTGGTAAGCTTCAGGGAAAACCTGTGCAAGAGGTTATTAAGCTAGCCTATAAAGCTGCAAGAGCTTTTATCCACGCTGGTGTTCATAAAGAAGGTTTGCGCACAGACGCAAGAAGGGCAAAAAACCTCATGGCTTCAGACGAAAGAATTGCTGAGCAAGTTTATCAAGAGGCTGTCGAATCAGAAGGGTTGGCTCCTTTATTAGAAAGAGGCTACAAAGCTGGTGATGAGGCGAAAGCAATCCTAAGTGTTGAAGACTTACCAAGTAAACAGCATGCTACACTTTTTGATCTTCTGCAAGATAAGACGGCGACTTGGACTGATCTAGCAGATTTAAAGAGTTTGGTCGAATCTTCTGGTGTAGCAGAAGAGTTTGGGACAGCTTTGCTAGACGTAGCTGGAAAGGTGGCTAATTCACAAGGAAAGGTTTATCTTCCTAAGCTTGCCGACGGTCTTAGCTCTCTTGCGAAGGTTTGGGCTGTTACGTTAAGAGGTTCCGGCGGCCAGGCGTTGTCGCTTGCTGGTAAGTTTGAGTTCCGACTTCAGAAAGTCTTTGACCAAGCGAAGAAGAGCTTTGAAGCTGGGAAGGGCGGGAGCGTTTTTGGGAGCGTGTTGGACAAAAACGGTGCTTTACCCACACAGACGTTACTGGCGAAGATCTCGAAAAGTGGAGCTACCTCGCCAGAGGTTCAGCAACTTATGGAGATTGCGAAACTCCTGGAGAAGAACGGCAAGGTGTCGGTGGTTGAGCTTGCTGAGGCGGCACGACAAGCTACGACAGCGGAGGTTCATGTTTACGGGCAGGAAGGAAAGGTAAGTGAGGCTAGACAAGAGTTAGACCAACTAACCCATGCTTGGTTCGATAATTTGCCAGTCTCAGCCCAGAATACTATTAGGTTTAGATCTAATATGACTAAACTAGATCGTGAAGTTTTACAACAAGAAGGGGTAGATTTAGCAAAAGTCGATAAGTGGCTAGCATTAGATCAAACAGTTGGGCAAGAGCCTAGGTATGAAGGACCACGAGCAACTGATTATTACACTAGTATCTCCCCCTTCGACACGAAGCAATTTCCTGTGGTGAGGGTGGATGTGGTGTTGCCACACAAACGACTAGAAGTGTATAATAATGACAATGGTAAATGGGCTACTCGTAATGAAGAAGGTAAAGATATAGTAGAACACCCTAGTCAAAAAGCTGCACAAGACTACTCTGAAAGATATGCAGAGAAGTGGCAACCCGACAACCTCCACGAAAACCTGCCCAACACACTGGGCTGGGCAATGGTTCAGATCGTCCCGCATCCTGTGACGGGAGAGAAGGTGATGTTTGTGGGAGAGCAGCAGAGTAGGTGGGGGCAAGAGGTGCAGCGTATTAAAGCTGCACAAAAGCAAGGTCGAGAAAATGGAAGCGCTGCAACCGATGTTGTTAACAACGCCCATCCTCTTCTCGATTTCCAAAACTCTCTCGTGTTGAAGGCAGTCATCGAAGAAGCGAAGAAGCGCGGGGTGAAGAAAGTTGTCGTGAGTGATGGAGAGAGTGCGATGATGACGGAGGGGCATGATAATGTCCACTGGGAAGTTGTTGGAGGTCGTTTAAACGACGGGCGACCAGCCAAAATGGAAATACTACACAAACTTCCAGAAATTGAAGTTCTAGATATCGGGTTTAAGGAGGCACAAAAAAAGTTGATTTTACTTGAAGGTTTAGACCCAGCTAATTTAACTAATGACTCAACAATTGTAAAACAAATTTCTCCACGCGAGCGTGAGATTTATGCGTTTTCTTGGACTGATGGCGTAATGAGTTCTAAGCGCTGGAAAGAAGTCCTAAATGTTGAGCAAGAAGGCGGTATGCGCCTCCACTACGACACCACTCTTCCTGGGGTGATGAAGAAACTAACAGGAAAGGAAGGCGAAATGGTGGAGATGGGTGTGCATAAGAATGCACAACAGAGAAAAGCAACATACGAAATTCAAGCTTCTCTCGAAGCTAATCGCGTAGCGCTTCGCGAAGGCCGAATGACGCAAGAAGAATGGAATGCAGCACGAGATGAACTAGAAAAAGGCTCATTAGGTTCTTCTGTCTTCCGTAACGCCGACGGCACGCCGAAAGCAAGCATCACAGGTCGGGCTTATGACATCTCACAGCTGAGCGAGAACATGTTAAGACTCGCAAGCGGCGACAGATTAGCGGGCACCACTCAGGCACTGCCCGAAATGTTCAAGAGCGTCTTCGAGTCGGTGTCGCGAAAGAGCGGGTTGACGGTGGACGAAACTGAGACGCTATGGCCTAAGTTTGAGAAGTTCTCCCAGAAGCTGGCCCTCGGTGACACGGGGATCGGGGAGCTTATTAACGACACGGCAGACCTTCAGATTCGTGGCGCTGCGACGGTGAGTGGAAAACTCAAGAGTTTGTGGCTCTCAGCTCAAAAGGGCACTGACCCAGAGTTGACAGCAAAAAACCTCGCGGCCGTTTTGGCACACGAGGCTGGGCATACTATTGAGCATCTCTATAACCAAGGGAAGTTGACCGGCGTGGCGAAGGATGCCTACGACAGGTTGTTGGCGTGGCGTGAGAAGACCAGCCTGCCTGAGTTGCAGAAGACCTTGAGACACGCAGCAGAAACCCTGTTGCCAGCGGAGTGGCAGAAGAGTGAGGCACTGCTTGAGATGCTGAACACCTCTGATGGTGAGGAGGCCCACGCGACGTTGCAAGGCATCTTCTCGCTTTCGAACTTCATCAAGGAAAGTGGGGACATTTCTCTGAGTGCAGCCTCAATGCCAGAGCCTGTGAGAACTTATTGGAAAGTCACGACCGACTTCGCGAAGAGAGTCTTGGAGGTGTTTAGGGAAATGCTGCATGGGATGGGCCTGAAAACCCAGGCTAGTCAGACAGAATATCTGTTAAGGAACCTCAAGAAAGTTCAACAAGGCATTAACGAGGCGAATAAGGCTCTCGTGGAGGCTAGGAGTTTTCTGACGGAGGTTCCCACAAGCCATCCTGTGGTTTACACTTCGATGTTTGAGCTACTATCTGAGCCTGGAGTGTATCCTAAATCGGAGCTTGAGCGCTTTGCTGTGTTTGGAAAGCAAACCCAGGAGCACGCAGAACTTTTGAACGAGCCTAAGACAATCCTTGGGAAAGGCCTTCGAGGGATGAGCCGTTGGTTTGAGTATGGTGATCAACTCGCAAAGGCTTGGCCAGTTTTCAAGCAGGTGCAAGCCGCTATAGCGAGAACACCCGATCAGGCGAAGTTCTTCCTTCAGGAACACCTCATGCCGCTTTATGGTTCAAGAAATCCTGAGACAGGAAGAATCTCACCTGCTACACCAGAGCATGCGAGGCATATTACTTTATGGGAGACTGATCTCCAGACGAATAAGCTGATCAACGAGATTCGGCACGAAGAGAATTTGAGCAAGTCTCTTTTCGATCCAAATAACCCTGATAAGTGGGAAGCCCGTCTGAAGGAGCTGTCAGAAGACAAGCGGAACGCTGTCGTGTCGTATGTGATGCGGGATCGAAAGAGGGTTGAAGCCGAGCATAATAGTGCTTTGCCTGTGCTGAGAAACCACTTCGCTGGGGTGATTGCAAAAGGTCTGGCGGCGCGCAACCCTGGGTTGTTTGAGCACGGCCAGGATTTGGGAAGACTCGCGATGGAGGCCGCTCTCGCTCGGCAGGAGGGCGATCTTAACCTGCATAGAGCTTTGATGGAGAAGGCTGCCGAACTCACAGGGCCTGAGCAACTCGCTGAGATTTCTCACATCGCCGAGGCAAGTGCTCGCAGCTATGCGGAAATACATGACTTCTTCACAAGTCGCCCATGGTTCAACTCATACATGCGTATGGGGGAGTTTGTCGTGCATAGCTTTGATGCTAAGACCGGGAAGCAGGAAGCCCATGCGTATCCTGCTGCAAACGCGGCGGAAGCACAAAGTATCGCAAAGCAGTTCCAAGCTCAGGGCAAGAAGACAAAGATCGAGCCGATTAACAAAGGCAAGAGGTTCACGCTTAACGAGGAGCTTGAGGCCACACTGAAGAGTGCTGACGAACGGTTGATGAGGGTTCTCCAGGAAAGGCTGGCCGACCGCATGGGACCTGAAGAAGTCCAAGCGATGATGAATGGTGTGTCGTTGTCTGGAGCGCTTTATCAGGTGACTGAAAGCACGCTGAAGATAGGGCCGACGGAGTCTGAGAGAAACCTGAAGGGCGCGGAAGGGATTGATATTGTCAACTCCACACAAAAGCAAGCCGCTGTGTTTGCGAATTATCTTGCTAAGATCTTGGGCAACACCGAGCTGAGTTATCAGAAGCTGAATCCCAAGTTCAACACCTCTGCGCACAAGGAAAGACTCGCGCAGTTAGAAGAAATCTGGAGAAATTACCAAACCCCAGATAATCCTACTGCTAGTGCGATTACGAGAGCCGGGAGTATGTGGAACCTTGCGATGAATATTCCAAACTCTTTGGCGGAGACTTACCAACCGTTTAGCTCTATCTTAAGCGGGGCAGTGGCCGAGCATGGGTTTAGAGGCTCAGTGTCTGAGTTGGGTGGAGTGTTGAAGGATGTGCTTGGTCATTACAGTGACAGAGCTATGGCGAAAGTCAGCGGCACTAAGGAGTTTGAATTGTGGAAGCATCCCGACGAAAAGCGAATGCTCGAAGCCTTGAGGTCTTGGGGCAAGCTCAATGCACAAGTTCACATCGACGCGTTAGACTCCGCCGACCAGAGCACTCTTGCCCTCGCGATGAGAGCTCGCGGGTCGAAGTTCAACTTCCTCACGAGTCCGCTTAAAACCATGAGTGATTGGTCAATGCGGTGGTATGAGAGCCTGAACCGTCATAACTCCCGCATCGCAGCGTTGTTGAGCTATCGTCTGAATCGCGCCAAAGGCATGGAGCATGCTGAAGCCACATTGCAGGCCGCTCGTGACACGGAAGCATGGAGCTTTGTGAATACGCGTGCCCTCAGGCCAGCCGCTAGCTTCGCACCAGATGTGCGCATCGCTGGGCAGTTTGCCTTTATGATGCAGAGGTTCAGCCTTTCTACGATCTCGATGTTCACTAGGAATATTCAGAAGAGCTTCTTCTTGAGCGATGCCGAGATGACTGCGAGAGGTATGGACCCGACGATTGATCGCAAACACGCTCGGCAGGCATTGCTCACTCAGACGATGTCACAGTTCGTCGCGGCGGGCGCGCTTGGTCTGCCGATGGCTGGCGCGATGTCGAAACTTTTCCAAGAGCTGACAGGAGAAGACCTGAAGGCGGATGTGTATTCCTCGATTGGAGAGTTCTTCGGAGAGGATACAGCAACCGGCGGGTTTATCGCTGACGGACTGTTGAGGGGCTTTTTGAACTCAGGTCTGAACGCCGCTGGGGTGCCACTTGATCTGTCGAGCCGCTTTGCCATCGGCGGGCTGCCGGGCATGAGTGAGATGCAGGGCTTTGACGGTGGAAGTGTCTTCGGTCCGTTTGGAGGCCTCATCAAGACAGCTTTCACCGGCGTGGAGCAGGCGGCTAAAGACGGGGATTTCATGGCTGCCACGAAGACGATCATGCCCACTGGGTTGAAGAAAGCCTTTGACGTGCTGGCGAACGGCGACATGACAGATGCCAAAGGCTCGTCGATGGGGCTCACGCCGACGGAAAAAGCCGCCTACGCGTTAGGGTTTATCCCGCCTAGGATTCGCAAGCTCCGTGATTATGATTCGATGATGGAGAATGTGACGAAACTTCGTCGGAAGCAGCAGGATCAGAGTGAGGAGAAGATTCTCGAGGTGTTGGCACAGAACCCTGCGGGTGGTAGAGCACTTCTGGAGAAAGAGGCCAAACGCCTGGGGATTTCGCAAAAAGACCTCGCGAATGGTGTGGCGGATAATGCGGTAAAGCGGACCTTCCCGAAGGACTTCCGCGCCGACATTCCAGCGCTCGACGCTCGGCAGAGCCTGAACCTTCTGCGGGGGATGGCCATTGACTTTCAGCCGAGCGTAGAGACGAAAAAAGCGCAATTCCGAGGGAACTTATTGTCCTCCCTGGGAATTGCGCCTAGTCCGACGAGTGTGGCTTCTGCTATGAGGGCTGATCAGAACCTGGCTTTGAACCCGTTCCAGCCGATTTCAGCCGCGCGAGGAAGTCGTTCATCTTTTGCTTGGTAGAGACAAAGACCTTTACGGGTTCGTTCTTGATCAGCTGTAACCCTTGCATGACGACGTCCTCAGTGCGGACGAGTGAGTCGATCACTTGGTCGATTTCCTGCGTGGTTGCGTCTTTTATGTGTGTGCGGTAGATGATCTTACGGAGAACAGGAAGCTCTTCCATTTCAAGCATCTTCATGATGGAGACACCTATCGGGGAGAGCTCGTTTCGTCCTGAGCCGGAGAACAGATAAGAGCCAACGCGCTCTTGTTCGACGAGCATCGCAGTGGCGGCCATGACACTCTCGAGGGAGAGCTGGAATCTCACAGGATTTTCGCTCAACTGTATGAGCATGGCGACTTTGATGACGAGGCTGGGCAAGGTCTCGAGGAACCAGAGTAGAACCTGGTCTTGGACTGACTGCTTACGGACAAAGAGGTCCTTCTCATACCAGTCAATAAACCACGCGCGAGCAGCCGGTTCCCAGACGAACTCACCTTGAAGTGTTTTGACATACTTCAGATGGTTGACGATACGCTCACGGGCAGCTAGCTGCTCTGGGGTGATCTCTGGAAACGCTACGGCACGCTCGGGTTTGTTGGCAAGGACAAAAATACACCTGCGAGTCATACCACCTGAGACGACTTTCTGACTCATGAGGTCGCGAATCGTCGTCGGGGTGAGGCAGCCGAGGATGGAGATGTAAGGGCCAATGATAGCGTCAGTGCCTTTGTTCTTGGTTTCGACGGTGTAGACGTCTTGGTCCCATACGTCTGTGAAGAAGTCGATCATCCCGATGGGGTTGCCACCTGAGTTGATGAGGTTTACTAGCTCATTAGCGAAGATGGACATCTGAGAGTAGCGAACCGGCTTGTCGTTGAACTTGAAAACCTTCTGACAGCGATCACTCTTCTCGTTGCCCATTAGCTGACAAAGGGCTTCTCTCGTTATGGATGCGCCAGCGATTGGGATGTCTTGGAGCGCGAGGATGAGGTTCTTCGCGATGTTCATTGCGGTGGACTTTTTGGAGCCTGGGTCACCGACGAAGATGAGATAAAGATGAGGATAGACATTCCCCAGGATGCCCCATTGAACCCAGACTTTGCGGCCCACTGCATGAGAGAGGCAACTAAGCGCAGCCCAGCGGTGGAAAATCTGTGGGGCTTCGTTGCCCGAGGTGAAAATGTTGTAGTCGTGGAGGAAGCTCATTTTTGGCGTAATGGAGGAATGTCTGTGTGGCAGCGTGGGCAGGCGTCGTGAGAAGAAGAAAGCATAAATTCACGCTTGCAATGTCCGCAGCGATAAGCTAAGGCGAAGCGTGTGGGTTTTGACTCGGGAGCTTTTTCAACCAAGCTTTTAGTCGTCAGCCTCTCAATCGCAGCTTCCAAACAATGCTTAGCCTTCTTGAGATCTTCAAGAAGGCTTTCTTTGTCACGGAAGATATACTTTATAGCGTCGCAGCGCCGACCATCGACAAAGGCATTACCTGATGATGGCATGTGCTCTTGTAGGTCCCAGGGGCTTACTTCGGTTTGATAGTGTTCTGGTGTCATAGGATAGCTTCAACTGTGGGTTTAAGCGGAATCCCTGCGTCGGAATAGACTTCGAAGCGAAGACGTGCGAGCTTTCCGATGGGAGGATTGACAGCGTAGGCTTGAACTTCCATGTCAGAAAGGCCCGACCCAGGGTAGACGATCGCACCGTTTTCGCAGCGACAGCCTAGTCGGAAGCCTGTCTCACCCTTGTCGCCGACGGTGGTTTCGAAGGAGACGATTTCAAACTCGGCATCTTGCCAGTCTTTACGTTTGAGTAGGCACTTCCAGCGGTTTTCCTTATTCCCACAGGCTTGCACAAGCCCGTAGGGGCTGGAGCTATCACGATACATCAGACCTTCATAGCCGGAGGTTCGGTAGGTGGAGAAGAGATGCTCAGCCTCGGCGGGGCTGGCGATCTCGTGGGTGGGGACGAACTTGATGGCCGGGCATGACACAAAGGTGGCAAGCATCGACCGGAGGTAGTTGGACCTGTGGGAGAACGTCCAGCTTGTGTGTTCGGAATTCAAACAGTCGAAGACATGGTATTCTAGGTCTAGCTCGTCCGTTGAGACCTTGGCATTCGGATGCAAGGAGCACAAGGCGTTGATTCGCTGTAGGCTCTTACCGTGAATGTAGAGTTCTCCATCAAGGATAACGCGAACAGGGATTTGCCGTAGCGCCTCCCGGATATGACGAAGTTTTTCTGTCGACCAAACATGCTCGTCTCTGGACTGACAATAGCCAGCTTGATAGAGCATTCTGATTCCATTGAGTTTAGGTTGGACATGGCAGGGGAAGCGGAATTTTTTCTGGTGGTCTTGCCATTTAAAGGCGAGCATCGGAAGCATGGTAGAGATGGGGCTTGGGGATGAAGGAATAATATTTGCGGTCGGTGGTCTTATGGCCGGTGAAAGTCTCGACGATTGTGCAATCAAAGATCGAGCAGAAGTCAGAGATTGTCATTTTACCAGGCAGACAATCGGCTAGGTAGCGATCACTGACGGTGACGGGGATTTCCGGTGTGGCATTGGTGATCGCGGTGACGAGGCGGGAGATAGAGGCGGGAGTCATGGGAATTTCACATTAAGGTTTAACCAGTCCTTGCCGTAGCCGCCCTCGAAAGGAATGGTGAAGGTTTTCTGTCCGATGACGATCGGGTTGTTGAACCACTCACATATCTTCGGGATAGCCCAGTCCACGAGAGAGTCATCGAACTGTCCGATGAGTGCATCATGGACTTGATGGAGTGGCTCGATGATTAGGGAGTCGTCTTCTCTGCGGTTTTCTGGATCGTTCCATAGGCGTTCGAGAGCTTTGTTGGTGGCGAAGGTCGTGTTGGCTTGGGGCTCATGTGAGAGGGCGGCTTGTAACGTCATGTGGTCAGTTCGCCGACCGAAGAAGGTTCTCACATGGCCGGAGGCGCATCCCATGCGGCCGGTTGTCAACAGGTTTTGCTTGACACTGTCATGCCAGCGAGCAATGCCGGTGTAGCGGCCATTCAGATACAGGCTTTGCAGGCGATCGCAGTCGGCAGGTGACACGTAAAGGGGCTTGCCACTTTTCTTCCAGGATTGCTTTAGCAAGTTAGAGGACATGGTGTTTTTCTTCATGCCGTAGTTTGATCCGTGCTGGACGGCCTTACAGGCTTCGTAAAGCCAGTCAGGGATTTCGATCTTCTTGATGTAGTCTCGAAGCTCTTCGCGGGAGAGGTGCCGTATGTTGAGGTTTTGGTTCTGTGCGATTTGCATTGCCGCGATGATGCGGGCGGGCTTCAGTCCGAAGACATAGTCATCCCACATGGTGTTATCACCCTGCTCGGCACAGCGGGCTGCGACAGTCCAGCCGTCCGCACCGGAAAGGTCACACTGGAAGAAGGTCTTTCCCTTGTCGCTGCGGTAGAGATAGCGGAGTTTTTTGGTGATCGTTTGTAGGTTGTAGCCCGTGCCGGTTGGAGATTCGTAACATGTCAAGCGGCCAGTTTCTGTGCCGACGGGGTTGTAGGAGCATCGGATGCGCTCGTCTGCGTCGGATTTGATCTCCAGCTGTTTGCGTAGGCTTTCTTGCTGACGCCAGACCAAGATGTCATGGATGAGCGGAGCAGCGGATTTTTTATACAGCGTTAGTAAGGCTTCGACGTCCGTAGTGAGGGTGTTTGACTTTCTGCCTTTGACGATTTTATACTGAGGCTCGAAGGCTAGCTTAGTGAAGAGGATGCGCTGCATTTGCTTGGGCGAGTTCACGTTGAGTGGCTCGCCTGCGGCTTTGTTGATGGTGGCTTGCAGAGTGCTCATTTCGACTTCGACACGGAGCAAGTGCTCTCGTGCACCGGACACATCATATGAGATGCCTTTTAGTTCCATGTAAAGTAAAGCCGGAAGCAGGGACATGTTAAACTGGAAGTGTTTGTAAGCCTCCGGTTTGGCGAGGAGATTCTCACGGTGCTTGAGAGCGATCTCGAGGGTGACAGCCGCGTCAGTGCAGCAATAGCGGTAATGGGTGAGCTTGTCACTAATGGTGCGTTCGTTCTTGTAATAGGGTTGGTCAGTCCAGATGGAGACTTGCGTTCCAAGGCCTTTTGGCAACTCTGGGAAGATTTCCCAGCTCGAAAGCATGGTGTCCCATATGACATTGCGGATCGGCATCTTCCATAGCCAAGACAAAACGAAGTTGTCGTAGAGAGAGTTCTGAAGGACCTTTGGAATGTCAGGATTGCACAGCACACTGGCAAGGGATCGCAGGATGCGGAGTTGCGCCTCTTCGTCGAAGTCGTTAAAGTTGACAATGAAAGCACTGCTTGGGTCGGTGGAGATACCGACACAGGTTACACCTTGCTGCACGCCGCCTTCGATGTCGACAGAGGTCCAAGTCCCAGGCTGGATGGCTTCTAGCTTGGAGATGATTTGTGAAGGTGTGAGTTCGACATCATATACACGGGGGAGCCGGACGATCTCTGGGAAATGGCTTTCCTTGAGGGCTCGGCGAACATCCAGGTCGAACAGCGGTTTGTCTTCCCAGGTGCGCATTAGACGCCAGTGGTCGAATGACGTGGTGCATTTGTAGCCGCAGAAGGGGGAGTAGGCTTTTTCACACAGAAAAACCGACCCTCGCATGTCGTCAACACTGTGGGGGCAGCCTGAAAGATCGAGGGCGCTTTGACCTAGAAGAAGAATACAGTTTGGTTTGTAGTCCATCAGGATGGACCTAATTTCTTCGTAGTCGCTTTCCAGCGGACCGGAAATGAGATAACACTGACCGACAAGTGCACTCGCTGAGCGGAAGGCACTCTGCAGGATGTTGCCTGCATTATCGACGAACGGCTGTCCGATCATGGTTTCCTCGTGCGAGGTGGTTGAGCCGACGATCAGTAGGCGAGCGCTATCGCTGGGGATGGTTGGTGGCTTGGAGAGCATTGAAAAGTCGTAGGTGAGATTGAACCGCGTTGGCTGGGTTGTTTGCAGCTGGGGAAGCTACGCCGCACTTGGTGCAGATGAGATGATGGAAGGTGGTGTAATCTGTCCGGCGACCTAGGTTTATCGTGCGCTCACGCAAGGAACCGATAGCACGACAGTCAGGGTTATAGCATTGAAGGTCGATCATAGGAAAGAAACCTCCCGGTTGGGATGGATGCGCCGATAGGTGGCTTTGATGTTCTCGAGAAGGCGGTTGTAGTGCTCGGTGATTTTTTCATACACTAATGGTTTCGCGCCTAGCTCGATTGCTGTGCAGATCATAGAGCCACTGCCTGCGTAAGGGTCGCATACCACCATGCCTGGGGCAAGAATAGGTGAGAGGACCTTCTGACAGAAGCTGACAGGCTTCGCGAATGGGTGGCCGTAATGCTTGCGCTCTTGGGCACTTGAGGCAGCGATGACACTTGTGGGTTGGGCGTCTTTTAGGGTTGGTCGGCCCTTGCGAAGGACCATCATGTATTCGAAGTCTTTCGGCCACTGACAGTTAGCAGCGCGGTTCTGCACCTGGGAAAGCTTATGCCACATGATGGGCCAAGCCTGAGAGAAGAAGCCGACTTTCTTCGCAAGGTCGAGCAAAAGGTTGTGGTGGGAGATATCGTAGAAGAAGAGGCAGAAAGTGTCAGGGCGGAGGACACGATAGGACTCACGCAGGAATGGTTCGAAGAGAGACATATTCTCGTCGACGTGATGTTCATCTGCGATAATGGACACATCCGCAAGAAGCATGTCGTCAGTATCGACACCGTAGGGGATGTCGGTGAAGATGAGATCGACGGAGGAGTCGGGGATGTTTGTGAGGGCACCGTCGCCTGAGGCGGTGACGCTTGGCTTGTTGAAGCAGCAGTTACTCAGGGGGATGGCGACTTTACTTTCGATTTGGATTTCTAACGCAGAGGCCGGGACGCCCGCCAGAGAGACGATGTCTCGCGAGAAGGGGACTTCGGTTTTCACGATAGAGACTTCTGCCACTGAGCGCTGAGCCAGGATCTCTTCGACACGTTTCTGCTCACGGCGGAAAAGCAACTTCTTAGCTGCGTCGAAATTCGGACAGGCCATGACTTCCTCGTCGTTAGCAAGGATAAAGTTTGCCATCTTGAGACTCTCGTTGACAGAGGCGACATCGATGTTGAGGAGCTCGCCTGTGGCACGCTGGCCCCACCGCTCGCGAGCGGCTTTTGCCCTATTGGTTTTTTCTCTATGAACTTTGTAAATGCCTAGGACTTTGGAATGCCAAGGCATATTGCGGCGTCGGATGTTGGATTCAATCTCCAACATGTGGAGTTCGCCTGCCGTGAGTGAGGCACGCTCGGCGTAGGGGATTTCTGTCAGCTTGAGATAAGTAAAAGCCACAAGACGCGACCAACCTTCGATGAGACGAAGATTCGAAGTGATGATGTCTCCGTAAATGTTTGGGCCTTCCGTAGGTTCGTCGAGTTTATTCAGAATGATCGGCACGATGAGGCCTTGATCGGCAATCGACGGGACGAGTTCAGTTTCGATATAAGAGCGCTCTGTATCGTCGTCTGGTCGGAGCCTGTCAATGACAAGGATGTTAGCGATGTTAGCGAGAAGCCCTGTGGAGGAGTGTGATTTGGAAGAATCTGGAGACATAAAAATAGAGCAGTTTATCGACATGCTCAGGTCTTTGGGTTTAGAGGACCATCTGATGATTCACGTGGGCGCGAATCTTCTCTGCGTGGTCTTGCAGTGTGAGGAGGGTGGCCTTTAGATGGCGTTCGGAGTTAGCCACGTGGCGGCGTAATTCCGTGAGGTCGGCTTGCTGTGTTTCGGCTGACCTGATCAGGTCGTCGAACTCACTTTGCAAGTTGCGGGCGGCATGTGCACCGATGGCTTTGGCCTGTTCGAGGTCGGCTCCGGTGTGGACTTTCTTGGTGTAGAAAGTTTCAGCCTCCGATGCGTAAGCTTCTGTTGCCACAGACTTAACCCTCGATGAACGTTTTGAGGTATTTGATTTCGCTTTCGCCATAAGTAGTGTCTTTTGTGGGTTTGATAACTGCGAGGACTGTCTTGCCGACGGACTCAGGGAATTCCCTTGGCTGACGACGTTCACCGAAGACGGCGTCAGAGAACTTAGCGAGGGCGATTTTGAAATCGGGTGCATTGTCGCTTTGGTTCTGCTGCAACGCCATGCGGTAGAAGGCATTGAAGCCAGGGTTGATCGCCGTGCCTTTGGTTGAGGTCGCGGTGTCGATGGTCTGAAGCTGGACGACGAAGTAGTTGTCTGAAGGGTTCTTCGCCGAGGGCTTGACTTCCACCTTCACAATTCGCATAGGAATCTCGCCGGGAGCGAGTGAAGGTGAGGAGGTATCAACGTCGTTGATGTCGATGTCGAGGTTAAGAGGGTCGAGGTTGTCTGACATGTTGTGTTTACTTGTTTTGTTGTTTGTCTTGTCTTTGTGTTTTGCTAGATAGGCTAGCAAAGTCTTTGGGTTAGCAAAGCTAACGGAGGTCATAGGGAAGAATTGTCGGTAGGCTGAAGCACTCGTTGAGGTTCAATCGTCCCAGGTTCGTTGTCGATCCAGACATCGACTGAAAACCCATGACGCAGAGCACAGTCTTTTTTGAACTCGCCGCGCTGACAGGTTAGGATGGTTGCCGAGTGTAGTCCAAGAGAGCTGAGTTTAGCCGGAGGTTGCTCAGAGCCTGTGACAATAATTACTTGGTGGTTCAAGCTCTCTGCGAAGCCTGCAAAAGAGCAGAAGAAAGCAGGATCAAGTGTCCAGGTTCCGTCGATGTCGATTGCTATTGTCATGGTGGGAAAAGATTATCAAGCGGTAAGCTCGGGTTTGCGGAAGGTGCCGACCAGGGTTTGACCGACACCACAGAGATGCCATCCAGCTTAAGGGATTCGTCAATCTCTTCCGCCATTAGCAGCGCGTCGGTGACGTCTGCCACCTCGACGAGGAAAGTGCGCGTCATGAGAAAAGCAGCTTGTTAAGGTTGGCGAAATCCACCGGGACTTTCGGTGGCAGCTGGATGCCGGACTTCAAACCGATCTTGCGCTGGCTAGCCTGGGGGCGCGTGCGAATGTTGTAGATGTAGTCAACTGTCGAGCCGTTGCGTTTTTCCTCGATGTCGGTCAGCCATACCTCGGTGAAGAGCCCGGCGATTTCTTCAGCGAACTGTCCTGGGAAGTTGATGAACTCCTGAAGGATGCCTGTCAGTTCGTCTTTGTAGGTGGTGATATGTGCGGTGACGACGAGGACCTTTCCGGCAGCACGCAAGTTGATGAACCACTGGCGCATGAGGCCTTTGAACGCACCCCAGTCTTGGATCTGCAACGGCTCGTCTTTTTCGCCCTTGACAGGGTCGCCGATCTTTCTGTTTTGCTGGCGCCTGACTTCGTCAAGGCCGATCTCGATGAGGGCTGACAGACTGTCGATGCCGAGTGTTGTGCAGAGGGGGTTCGAGAGTCCTGCGGTGATTGCGGCATTCATGGCTTTCCAGCGCTCAGCACGTGGGACGATCGTCCCGTCGTCACGGATGAACGGGACAGAGACGGTTGCCTTACAGTCGGCTTTGATGGACTGCAGAAAGTTGAATGCCCCTGCGTGGTTGTTGTCAAGCTCGATGATGAAGGGCGTGCCGAGCATGGAGAGCGTGACGGTCTTGCCGGTGCCGGGCGGTCCGGCGAGAAGGATCGCAGGGCGGGAGGTGGTTTTGAAGTTGGAGAAGTCTGAGGTCATTAGGGAGAGGTTGCGAGGTTGTTGAAAGATTCTTCGAGATCGAGGATATTCTCACGCTCGGCTGCCGCAGCTGTGGTGGTAGCAAGATGGGCGAGGGCGTTTATGATCGTGATGAACTCGTCCGCTGTGAGTTCGATTTTATATGAGGTTAGCTTTTGGCCTGTCATTTCTTTGTAGGGTCCCAGGTGTAGTTGGCGTAATTCGATGTTTGTAGGAGAATCTCTCGTTGGCTTGCTGGTAACTTGCAGACGCTAAGATACGGACAGGTGGAGAACTTGTTCACACACCACAAGGTCCGCTTGGGGAAGTAAGCCTCACGCAGGCGATGGATGAAGTCGTCGATGAGGTTGAGCACATCGCGCTGCCATTCATCATGGAGGTAGGAAGGATAGCGGTAGAAACGGCGGGCAAAGTCTAAGGACTTGCCGGTCTTTGTGGGCTTACGTCCCACGATGGCGTTGAGCAGCGCGCCTTCGACAGGCTCGCCAAGGAGTTTTTGTGCTGCCCGAGCGTAGCCGATGAACTGCTGGGAGAGCTCGAATCCGTCGTAGTAGCTTGGTCCTTCGATGGAAGTTGTCTTATGGTCGACGATCCAATTCTGACCGTTTTGACTCACTAGCAAGTCCATTACGCCTGTCCATTCGATGAATAGCTTTGAGATGTGAAGAGGCTCGTGATCGGAGTCGTCGAACTCTTGGACAAGTAGCCCACGTGAGAAGGACAATGTGCTATCGAGGGTGAACTGCCCCAGCTCGTCGGCAAAGCGTAGCTCGACGGCAGGCGCACCGTCAAAGGTGTGGATCTGAAAGAAGTCAGAGCCGCTGTCGAGTTTGTAATGTTTGACATAACCGCGGATTGCCTTTTCGAAGGCTTCGGGATTTCTCCATTCGCCCTCACCTGAGGGGTGCTTAGCCAATTCCTGGAAGCCTGCCTTTAGCATCTGTTGGAAATCCAAACCGTCACGATAAAGGATTTCCAAGGCGGAGTGAATCGCTTGGCCATAGGCGATGGCTGAGGAGTTCTGCGTGGAACGGCCGAGGATCAGACGGTAGAAGGCCGCACGATCGCAGGCGGAGAAACTCTCCAGGCTGGTGTTGTCAATCCGTAGGATGTAGTCGTTGCCTGAGAGGTGGGACAAAAGCTTCTTACGGGGCAGGCCCGAGTCGGAGATGTTTGGCAGTGTCAGGTCGCCTAAAAGATCAAGGTTCATAGGAGTTTGTCGAAGGTCGCGATATGACCGGAATTGGTTTTCTTTATGACTTGCTGCTGACGTCTGACAGTGGCAGCACGTGTAGGAGCGGAAACACGTCGAGCTTGGAGCTCGGACCTGAGGGTGCGCAGCTCCGCGTCGGAGAGCTTTTCAATATCAAGCCCGAGGATCGACTCGAACGGAAATTCTTTGAATGATGTTTCGGATGGCATCTGGTGAGGAGGTGGGGTTGTAAGGCGGGAGACTGGAACGGCGCATGTCAGAGACAAGCTGGGAAATGAAGGTGGCACACAGTGAAGGGAGCCAGCCCCGGTGAGAGCCGGTGACGCTTTGGAGATAGCGCCAATCGTCCTTGGCGACGTAGATCTGCACCGGGTGGCGCTCTACTGTTGAGGGGTAAGGGTTGGTTAGTTGCATTAGAAGAACGTCGTGGTTGTTGCATCGCCATCGATGATTAGGTTATCATATTGAACTTGGAGTTGGTCTAGGAGGGTTTGGTCCAGCCGGGTGAAGGTGACTGGCTGAGTGAGGATGTCGTGGTGTTTAAGGAGGGCAATGGCCCGGATGATTTCTTCATCAAAGGTGTTGATGGCGGCGGCGTTGATAGCGATCTCTTGAAATGTCCGGGTATGTAGGTCTTGCTTCAGACCGCAGCGAACTTCGTTTTTAGCAAAGTCCACCTTGATGGTGAGGCCGTTCTCATACATGTCCCAGACTTGCTCTCGGGAAAAGGTTGCCCGCCAGGGGCAGTCTTCATGTATGAAGGCACAACAAAAGGTGCGGAAGTAGAGCCGGAAGGTAGAGGGCTTGAGCGTACGGGGCTTGAAGACTATGGTGTTGGGAAAGCTGCGGATGACAGTGGCGATCATCGGTTCCCACTTAAGCCAGTTGTCGAGCGTGAGAATCTGCTGAGCGCCGGGCGGGATTGGGACTAGGCGTTTACTCATAGGAGGGAAGCAACGGCTGGAGGGATGAGCTTGTCGTCGGGAGGAATAGGCTTCGGCTTGGGTTTTTTCTTCTTTGCTGCTTGAGCTTTCAGGGCAGATTGCTGAGCCTTCCAGCCGTAGCGACCTTCGAGGATGTATTGCCGTATCTTACGGTCGGTGAGAGGCTTGAAGATGAGGGTGTCGCAAGGACGGGAGCGGAGTGTGCCGGAGGAGTTCATAAGGTAAGGTGGATCTCTCAGTCCTGCCAAGAAAGACGGTTGAGGTTTAGCGACCTCTCGCTTGCAGGCGCGTAGTGCGGCTTAAGCTATCGTTGGTAGTTGTCTGACTGGGCAGGACTGAGGGATCGGGAAGACTGACTGGTAAAGGCTTGCCGTTGTGGGCTGGCAACATCGTCATAGCGTAGTCGCACACATGACAGAGCGGCCAGTAGGAAGAGGTGCCCGCACCGATTGTGCCACATTGAGGGCAGATGTATTGCTGGTTGGTGGGCATTGTGTTAGTGGGTTTGAAGTTCTAACTGAGAAAACAAAATCCAGCGGGCGGGAATTGAACCCGCTCCGTCCTGAGTGAAAAGGCTTAACAACAAGCGTTAGTATCCAGCGTAGTTACTGGCCTCGATACTTGATGAGGTTTTTATTACGCCGAGCCAGGTTCCCTCAGGAGCTCCCCTTGTATGGTCTGTGTGTCTCCGTCCACACCGCCGCTGGAGTTTGTTTTCTTTTGTGAGCCACCACATTGTCAGCAGGTTGCTCAGTCTCTGGCTGTTGCGTTATCAGCTTTCGGCGAAGTTCACAGACCTACATCGCGGCAGCTTTAGTTTAGACTCCTTTGTTGAGTGCCCGTCGTTACAGTGACGGAGCCGAGGCTGGACAGTATGCACTTGGTTTCAACTGTCAGTTACCTAGATGGTTACTTCAGCTACGCCTGAACGGACCAACAAGACTACGCGTGGTGCTTTCACCATGTCAGTTATTACTCCTGAATAACCTAGGTTAGAAGATCGGCTTCTACTCCGGCAGTCCCTGGGTGACCAGTGGGATCAGCAAATCTCTGGTGAGGATAGGTGGAATTGCACCACTACTCTCGGTTTTTAAGACCGATTATGTTACTGTTAACACTACTTACCCTCAAATCAACACAGTTATTGTTACAAGCCCATTTAAAGTTGAGCCACCACATTGTCAGCAGGTTGCTCAGTCTCTGGAGGGTTTTGAAGCAACGGCTGTTTATACCCACAAATGGCGACCCCTACGGGACTTGAACCCGTGTCGCATCCGTGAAAGGGATGTGTCCTAACCGCTAGACGAAGGGGTCAGGGGTCTGGAGCGGGTGACGCGATTCGAACGCGCGACATCTTCCTTGGCAAGGAAGTGCTCTACCACTGAGCTACACCCGCTTCCAGACGAGGCCTTTTACCGTCATGCCCAGGACGTTCACCTTACAAGAGGCTCTGCTGCTTGGAGATAGCAACAACGCACCGGGCGATGTAGTTCTCGCTGTAGCCTTCTTCCGCGTCGAAGGCAGGAAGGTTGTAACCTTCGTTCGACTTCTTCTCACACCAGTCAGCAAGCGACACGCCGGTGGTGGCAAGCTTGGCCATGAGCTGGCTGGCCACGACAAGGAATTCCTTCGGTGCCTTGGCGCTACCACGTGTGGATGGCGTGATGTCGAGGACGGGTTGTTCCGCAGCAACGCGCTGGCCGATCTCGTTGAGGAGACCTTCCGTGAGGGCAGGTGCGCCGGTGGGGTTTTCCGGTCCCATCAGGTAGGCGATGAACTCCTTGCAAGAGACAGGAATAGGATTGCCTTCTTTGTCCTTCTTCGCGCTGGCAGGGATCTTGATAGAGAGTTCACGGCTCAGGGCGGAAGCGAGCTCTTTGTAGAAGTCAGGGTTGAACTTCGAGTAGCACTGCTGTGCGGCGAGGTCTTCGCGCCATTGGCCAGGGCTGCCGGTCATGCGGTCGTAGTCTTCGGTGGTTTGGAATGGCACCTTGACGGGGACTTTGAGGCCGAGGGTGGAGTTGATATAGATCCAGTGGTCTGACATGTTGTTTAGCTTGGTTTAGTTTTGGGTTGAAAGGGAATCAGTCCCTTGGCTGTTTCGAGCTAGGCTCGGAAAGTTTCAGGCGGAGGCGAGCTTTCTTGGAAAGACGCTGGCGCTTGAGGATAGTGCCGTCATGGTCGCAGCGGCGAATGCTTCCGTGGGAGTCGATGGTGTAGAATTTGAGACCGAACGGACCGAAGATGCGGTGTTGGTGGAGAGGGCCGCAAGGTATGGTGGAGCGTGTGATGCGCTTGGGGAGGAGAAAGCGCGGGAGGGAGGTTGTGTGGTTCGTTAGCATGGGGTAATATAGGCGGGCGGGCCGGGTCCGCAAGTTGTCTTTTTAGTTTTCTTTTTAGTGGGTTAGAAATACGAACACACTAAGAGGGTTCAGATCTTGTGGGATACACGATCGGTCGCCAGAAGTAGTCAACCTTATCGGACGGATCATAGCTGTATCGATTCCAGCGTTCTTCTTCGATTTCTTCTGTCCCTTCTCGGCACCATTCAATATCACCGAAGTGATTGCCGTCCTCGGCAGTAGGCTGCCGCTCGGACAAGCGTGTCCACAGGATTTGTGATAGCTTTGACGGAGTGAGGTTGTCTTTTAGATGCTTGAGTTCGTCGGTGGTCATAGGTTATTCTCCTGGGTTCCATAGGTTAAGGGTTAGTCCGAAGGCTTCGGCGCGTTGGGCTGCGGTGGCGTGAAGCAGGGCGAAGTTGAGCGGGTAAGTTGTGGTGTTAATGACACGAGCAAGCTCTACTTGAAAGGTGAAGTGCTGTTCAGATTTCAACAGTTTCTCCGCCTCGTGCATCGCGTTCAGGTCGTTGCAGTAGTCGGGTATCGGGTCTTGCGGGATACTGTCCAGGTCGCCCATGCACGCTTCGGAGTAGGACTTGGGCCGCCAGGGCGCATACCCTATCGCAAACTGTGGCACGATGCCTTTCCACCCGCATGCCTCCGCAATCTTGATTCGTTTTTGTTCTCGCGTAAAGCTCATGGCTTGTAGTTTTTCGAATGAATGTGGATGTATTCGCGCATCTCGCAGTAACGCAGGACAGACTGAAATAGGCCCGTCGCTATAATGGCGGAGGAAACGACTAAGGCTAGGCTTTCGCTCATTTGCCCGCCTCCCAGATGGTGAGGATTTGTGTGAGCTTTTCAAAAGCACCTGATTCTTTACCCGCGTCCTCAGCTAAATGGAGTTCAGCCAATCCATCCACCGCAGCCAGCAAACACTCCGCCATAGCTGGCGAGATGTTGCGGGAGCGGGCGATGAAGGCAGCGTCATTGTTATAAGATAAAGCCGCTTTAAATTTTGCATCGTGCTCGATCCAGCGGGGGCCATAGCTAACCGTCCATTTTGAAGGTGATACCTGCTTCGACAGTTCGATGAACTTGCGGAGTTCGGTTTTGAGGTTTTCGATTTGGGCTTTCATAGCAGTTCCTCCGGCCATGTGGCAATGATTGCTTCTAATACCTGTCTGGCTATTGCTGCTGAGGCTAGCGGGGAAAGTTTTGCTTCGGGCACAAGCCATTCAATCGCCGCAATTGTAGCCTTCCAGCCAGCTTCGGCGGGTCCAGTGCAATGTGGTTGATAAACAGGCTCTGGAATTTGCCCTAACGCATGATTGCCGCAGTTTTTCGCGCCGCATCCAAAACAGTGTGTATCGCTATCACAGATGCAGACAACGCAGCCGCACTTTTGGTTCCTAGCCAGTAATGGCTTCTCAGCAATCGCCAGCAGTTGCTCGCACTTGGATTTGATCTTTTGTAGATGTTCTTGGGTTGTCATAGCTTGGGCTTGGGTTTGGTGGTGAAGGTTGCGAGGGTTTTAGATGCAGCACACAATGCAGAATCGCGCTTATGTGGCAGCTCAAGTGATCCGAGATCATGATGAACTTTATCTCCCATTTTATCACCTCGTCATCCTTGAGCGGACATTCTCCGCCGTTCCATGGAACCCACGCGGGATTGTCTTTAGTCAGCGCATCAAGCACGGCTTGGCTTTCTGCACGCTGGCGCTTGAGAGCGGCCTCGCTTGGCGGGAGCGGGCGACGGGTGCGCATGTGGCAAGAGGTTCCCAGCATTCCTGGAAAGTTTTTCCATTCAGACGGGCCTTCATGCCCAATCACATAGTTATGACCAGACTCATCTTCTCTGCCCATAGCCTCACCCAACAACAACGGCCTCCACCCCTCGGGAAGCATTTCCTTCGTGAAGTCTTGTCTGTGCCATTCCTGGCCTTCTCCAATCGTGAAGCCGTTCACGGAGCGTCCGAGGGTCCAAGGCTCTTCTTCAGGCGTCAGCCCATCGGGATTATGGAAGTCGTGTTTCATGGCTTCACCTCCCGCGCAGCGAGCATAGTGTCTGCAAAAAGCATTCTGGCCTCTGCTCGCGTTGGCAACTCTCCACAGCCAAATGATTTTTGCAGAATGTCTTGAATGTCTTCTTCTGTTGCCTGTCCGGCGAACCAGTCGCGTAAGGACAAGCCAAAATGCTGTTTCTCTGCTTCAATTTCATAGCACGGGAATGCTGGTCCACCGCCGTTGATTTGGTCTTTCATAGTTTTGTAGTTTACTTCGCGGTTGCCTGATCCTTGGCGTTAGGGCGCATAGCGTTTCGGCACTCTGCGCCCCGGTTTTCAGTCTGCGGGCGTGAAGTCCACATAGTATTTCTTGCCCGGCACGAAAGCACCGTGCGCGGCCTCGTTGTCCACCTGCATTTCGACGGACGCGCTCGGCGTCGCCTTGGCGTAGGTGTTGTCCTCGGCGTTGGTCTTGTCGGCATACACCGCCGAGAGCTTCACGCGCTCTGCGCCGTATTCCGTTTTCGTGACTTCCGTTACCCGCATTTTTGCTCTGATGTTCATTGTGTTTATTGTTGTTCGTGCGCCCTAACCACTGCATGGAGCACAACGGCGGGCGCGTTGCCGTCGTGCAAATTCGTGCGTCACTTGTGCCCGCCGTGGCTCATGCAGACGTTATGCGTCTCCGATTCGGTGCCGCTGGGTAGTTCGACGGCCACAAAGCCCGCGCCATCGCAGTGCGGGCACGTGTCCGTTTGATATGATCCGTCAGGGAATTGGCCTCCTACTTCGCCTCTGCCTTCGCAGACTGTGCATTCAACATGATCTTCCCACAGGACTTTCCCGTCCTGGCAGAGAGGATGATCTGGATGATACCAGTATGGGCCAGCAGGACTTTCGTGTTTGATGAGTGTTGGCGTGTTCATGTCAGCTATATTTCAGGAGTTCGTTGGTCAGCGAGTCGTTATGCCTCTGTAGCCACGTCGGGGGGATGACCGAGACTCCAGTTGCCGTGACGTTTGCGCCGATCACATTTTCAGTGGCCGTCTTTGCAGTCACCTCCAGCTTGCCACTGATGAGCATTCGCAGGCGGTCCAGCCATGAGAGTTGCACCGTCACATGACATATCAGCCCATCTTTGCGGTTTGGCATCTCCGGCAGGTCGATGTGATTCGACGGGAAGAGTTTCCAGCCAAGTTTCTCCTGCCATTGCGGGACATAGACCAAGGCATAACCAGCGGGATGCAGGCAACCGCTCTAGGTTATCAGTCGTGTTATTCATGGCGTTTTCTGGTATCTCCAAAGAGCCTGCGAAGCTCTGCGGAGGAGATTGGTTTTGCTGTCGTGCTTTCACGTAACGACGAGGCGCATAGTAAAGCTGCGGTCAGCGTAAGATTTGGCTTATGTCTGCCGAATGTGCCGATGTTTACATGCGGCTTGTTGGTCTGGTTTGTTTTCGCAAGCTCGTTGGTGTCTTCGGGTTTCATGTGATTGGTTTGTTATGTTTTAAGCTAGCTCAATAGCCTCCAGCAAACTCTGGAGTTCTTCCTTCGTGACTTTGAACTTTTTCATGAAGAGCTTGTGGACCTTTGAAACTTTAGACCTCACCGCCTTCGGTTTGAAATCCAAACTGATGGGTTTCAAAAACCGTAACGAGGCGAGGAACGTATCGATGAGAAAACCATCCTCGCGAGTTGCGATCACCTTCACACCATCCGTGGCTAGACAGGTAAGCTCACCGTGAAGGTGGGCCGTATGGGTGGCGATGGTCAGTGGTGGAAAGCCTCTCCACTCGTCGGCGTTGTCTTTTGAGATAAGGCCGACTACTTCAGGTGGGACGGGTATGCTGGACATAAGGATAGTGTTAGGTTACGGCTTGGCCTGCTTAGCTTGTTTGAAAAGATCATTCAGACGTAATTGCAAAGCATCATATCGGTTGATAACCTCATGCATGGCTTGGAGTTCTTCCGGAGAGACCTCAATCTTCACGACATCGTAGAATGACGAATCGGGGACGGAGTATGTGAACGGATATAAGGTCTGACTGTGTCGACCTTTAGCTAGGTAGATTGTCATATAGATGTGTAGGTTTTCCTTAGTGGTGAAAAAGCTCCCACATTTTCTCATTCTCCAGCGTGGCGACCGCCGAAGCTTCGATAAGAATTCTCTGGTGGGTTTCTGGATGCACAAGGATGAGGCCGGATACCTGAAAGCCACGTTCCATCACGAAGAGGGCTTTCTTTGTCGTGAGTGAGGCACCTTGTGAGGGTTGGAGGACCTTTAGAAGGTTAGAGGCCGTTTCTTCGGTGGGCATGTTCAAGGCTCGATAATGGCTAGAAGTTTCACGGAGGAATAGCGCGCATCTGAGCAGAGACACTCATAGAGTTCTTTGGCTTGCTCGTGGGTATTGAAGCAAACCTCAACTGGTTGACCGTCGCCGAATTTAGCTCGCACTATGTAAGTTTCGGGCGTGTCGTCGAAAACGAACGCTAATACAGGGATGGTGGCTAGGCCGAGGAGGAAGGTGAAAGCGTAGAGCATAAACTTCAGTCGTTAGTGAGAATCTCACAGTTAAACCGTTGCGAGACATAGTTCGCGATCGCTGCAAGGAGTTTTGCTTCTCCTGCGTAGCGGCATGAAAGTGTGAACTTGAGATTATCCTCGCGGTCAAAAGCCACCCAGAAGTCGTTACCAAAACGATCAATGGACCAGCGATAACTGTCACCGGGTTGCGGCATGTAAGGCATGGTGGTGTCGTTGTCGGCGCAGGAAACAATAAGTGAGAGGCACGCAGCAAAGGATTTTCGCTTGTCTTCGGTGGTAAAAACTTCCTTCGCGTGTTTAGGGTTATACACAATACGGAGCGTGATGCGTGTCGGGAGTTGTCTGTCTTCTGTGGCTGTTAGTGTGCTCATAAGTCATTCGTTCTTTTGTCAGTGGGCTTTATTTGCCTTTCTGCGTGTAATATAGCACAAGGGCAAGGAAAGTCAACTTGTCATCTCAGGAAACTGTTCCCAGGAGGGAAAGCCGTTCGTCTTTAGGGCTCCTGGGAACAGAGAGGGCTGTCTGCCTTATGTGTTTGTAAAGCTAACCGATGATTTGCCGTTCATCAACGTGATGGAGTCTCCCTTGAGGAAGTCTTTTTTCGTCACGATGAGGTTCGTTTTTGTGTCCTTGAAGGGCTGTCCGCCACGAAAGGCACTCAACGCGGCGAGCGGAGAGCCGTAAGTGTGCCCATAAGCGGGCACTAGGAGGTAGGTCTTCCGTCGTTTCATACTAACCCGATGAAGGTGATTCCCTCGTGGAAGGGTTTGAGTTCTCTCAGGACCTGATTCACCGCCTCGACGAATCGCTCGTCCAGGACAGAGACGTCCATCTCATTACGAACTACAAAGGTGTCGGCGGATTCTCTGTCAAGTGAGGCGAGCGTCCTAACTGTGTCGCCTGCTCGATTTTCGAACTGGACTTCTACATGAATGGTTTGAACTGCTGGGTGCATTAGAATATAAAGGTGAGAAGGTAAAAGATAACGGCGAAGCCCGCTCCTGCGAAGAAGAACGGATGTAAGAGGAAGGCCAGCACTGTGAAGGTCAGCAATGCCAGTAAGAGGTTGCGCTGCTCTTCAAGGCGCTTTGCGCGCATCTTGAGGCGCTCTATTCGATCAGCTGGTAGCTGATCGAGAAAAAGCTCATGCCTTTCAGGTATGTGCTCTCTAAAAGAGGGTTTGGAAGAGCTCATGGTAGTTTTTTGGCTTATAAAGTGTCTGTAACCTTTGCCAGCGGGTGAGTTCCTCTTTCTGGTCTTCTGGCACCGTGAGGATCACACCATTCCTGGCTTCCATCTGCCCCCAGGTGGAGACACCTTTCGTAGGGCGCAAGGCCGGTTTAAAGCCTTTTGTCTTTCCGAACTCTTTTAAAAAGTCCGTCGTGGGTCGTTTTGGCTCTCGGGAGGCTGTCAGCCTGATGTGGAGCGCTATCTGTCGGATGTCAACTATCATCTGCGTTGTTTTGTCGTAATGAGGTTTTGAAAGGCCCTCGTGCCTTGGGACTCACATTCGTGTGAGGCTTAGAGAGCCCAGGGAGACTTTTGCCATGTCCTGGGCTCAAAAGGCCCACAAAGTTTAGATCTTCCGTCGTAGATGGTCTGTTACCTGTCGGAGGTCAACCATCTGTGAAGAGTTTGCTATCTCCTCGACTAGTGAGGCAAACCTTTCGGCTTTTGTCCTTCTGAAGAGACCAATCGCCTCTAAGAGGTGGGTGCTTCTCGTGGAGAGGCGCTTTAGCCTGTCGGCGTGAGAGCTTTTTAAGGGTGGAAGTGTCGTGGTCATGGTTTGGTTATTTGGGCTGCTTTGATTCCTTCGTAAGCTTTTATAATATCTTCTGTCTGGCCATAAATCCCATGATATTTGAGCCAGTTATCGAAGACTTCATCAGGTGGAAGATTTGCAATCTCGGCACAAAATTCATCAGTTCCTGGCATACCTAACATCTCAAGATTCGCTGTGAGAACGTCATCAGGGATTAAGTTTTTGTCCAGTCTAGTCATATTTTCGAGCTTTTCAGGTGTTCTTTCAGTTCCTCTTTCAGTGCCTTCGCCGCCTGGCCGCGAAACGTCTGAGCGTTAGCGAGAAATCCTCTCACTACCGAGGCTCCCGTTTCATGGTAGAACATCTCATCCGTGGACGCGATGCCACGTAGGGCTTCCAGATACGGTAGGGCGGCAAAATACGGCCTGGCCCAAGCCTTCCGTATGTCGCGAGCTATCTCATGTAGGGGACGTTTCTTCGTGGGAGGGTGGTCAGTTTCTGGGTTCATATCTTTGTTTGTGGTTATGAGAGTTCCCCGAGTAAGCGTGCGGAGTGCCTCACGCCATCAAAGATTAGCAGGTTTAGCAAACTACAGTCATTTGCCAGATTATGTGCTTTACTGCAAGTCGCCTCATCTTTTATGCCTTTCAAAGAGCGCTTCGCCTGTTCCAGGATTATTTCTGCATCCCTGAGAGCTTTGTCGATCTCCTTAATCAGTTGTTCAGTTTCTATCGTCATATTCTTACCTATGTTATCAAACCTTTCTCGGTGGTTCATGCCGCCTCACTGTAGGGTGAGGGAAACTTTCTGGAGGGTGCTGTCGTGTGGGTTAGTTTTCCTAACCGAAGGGCGTTTGCTTTCGTGGCGTGTTCTCGTTCCGGCCCGATTGCACTCACCCGGCGGTCACTCGCTCGCCCATATTTTGACGCTCATCTTTCTAGGGGCGAGCGGGCCGATAAAGAACCCCTTAATCCCAACTACGAATATCTCTCTCTACGAGAGTCTCTCTCTTGAACTGGAGGTCATCATCTTTCCAGGGCCTTTCTTCTGTGGGCTGGAGCGTGTCTGAGAGCTGGAGAGTGTCTCTGATGGGCTGTGAGTGTTTGGTCCCGGAAAAAAACGCGACCGGGGAAAACACAATGGGGCCGAGGGGAGTTCAGACGGGGCGGGCGAACGGCATGGGTTAGGATTTCTAACACACGAAAGGGGCATGAACTATCGGACAAGTGTGTTTTGTGTGTTTGTGTGGGTGAGGGGAAATAAGGCGTTCTCGCAAGGGGGGGGGGTCGCCGCTATAATCACCCTCCCGCCTAGCTAGGGCGCGCCTAGCCGGCCGGGAGACGGCAAAGCAGCGCTGCCAGCTCGCGTGCCGTAACGCCGCGCTCCGCCGCTAGCTCTTTCACCTCTTGAAGTGCCGCTAGCGCCTGGATACGCCTTTCCTCCCTACTACACACTTTCGCAGTCTCATCGTCCCAACTCCAATGCTGGCGTTTCCCTGGCAGGATATGCGCCTCTTCTGTAGGCTTGTAGTCTTTTTCCATAAGTCTTTTCTTTTCCAAGTTCCTCGTCTCTCATAAGCACACGTCAGCCCCCAGGAGTCGATCACTCTTCCCCTGGGGACTGCTAGTGCCTACCGTTTGCTATTCCAGCATGGCGAGTTGACGCATCAAGAATGCTTTGCGCTCTTCTGGGCTCATCTTCCCTAGCACATCTATCGCCTTTTTCGCAGGCTCCTGTCTTTCCTTACGAGCGGGCAAGAACGCGTAAAGGTCAAACACTTCACCTTTTTCAATCCTCCCTTTCGTCTCGCTCAACTCCGCAAGTTTTGCCTTTCGCTTCTCGGCATCCTTTATGTCCGTCTCTCCGCGCACGGCAGTGCGAAGTTCATGTTGCAAGTGATGGGCGAGAATCTTCTCGTTCACCAGTCTTACAATTTCCTGCGCCGTGACCTTCCTCTGTAGTTCTTCTAGCGCCTTCTCATGTGCCGGATTAACTGCCTCATACGTTACCGTATGACTTCCTGAGTTAATCTGACATTCCTGAACCTGTGTCGCCTTCTGTGTTTCTTGCGTTTCCATAGCTTTCTCCTTTTCTTTTCGTTTACTGTTCTTTAGTGGGCAGCGACCCCGCCGCCCTTCATCCTCCTATCCAACTAGCGCCTTTTCTTCGGCGTGCTTTCCCGCTCGTCAGTCGCCGCGCCCAAGGGACCCTTACCCTTTGGGAAGTGGGAGGTCTAGTCTAGTCACCCCCGCGCGGAAAGGACGAAATCAAGGGACTTTCAAGGAGAAGGACGACTGACAAAGGGTGGACCTTGCGGTGGGTTAGAAAAGCTAACGGGCGGAGTAGGTGGCGGCGACCCGGCGCAAAATAAGTAAACTTATTTCTTGCTTTCCCGCTAGCCTAGCCTATACTCCCGCTATGCGCAACTCCTTTTCTCTAACCACTTCGCCCACCTCGGCGAAAACCTTCCCGAAGAAATGAGCACTCTCGCTGATGGTGTAGTCCAAGGCCTGCTGGATGAAGTCGATGTCGATATGCCGACTTCTGTCTTTCGGCAGCCTGCCCGTGGGGCTGTGCCGCCTGACTGTCGCGGCAACCTGACCTTTAGCCCTGAAGACGTCCGACCGCTTTACGCGGTCTCCCCTGCTCGCCGAGACCTTCAGAGAGAAAAAGCCTGGCACCGCACGGCCGCCTATCTCTTTGCTAAAGGCAGCACCGTGAAAGAAATTGGTGAAGCCCTGGATAAAACACGCTCCTCCGTGTCGCTACTCGTCCAGCAACCGTTCTTCCGCGAGTTGGTAGCGACCATCACCCGTGAGTATGCCCTCGAAGACGAAGGGGCGTTAGGCATCCTGAGAAACGCCGGCTCTAACGCAGCTGCAACCATCGTGTCGTTGGCCACCACTGCCAAGAGCGAAGCCGTCCGCCTGCAGGCTTCCAAGTCCATCATGGACCGCTTGTTCGGCCAGGCGGCACAGATCATCCGTAACGAAGGCAACGTGCCTGTCGATCCGGCGAAGGAAAAGGCCAAGCTGGAGGAGGAAATCCTGAGGCTCGCAAACCGTGTCCCGGTGCAAGTGAACATACAAAATAACCTAACCCCCTAATGAGTGACTCCCGTAACTTCGCTGAGAAAGGCTTCCGCCGGTTTGACGGCGCTGCCACGCTTGACCTGACTGGTGTCGAGAGCGAACCCCTTAAGGTCTTTCTGATTGAGACCTGGACAGACACTGTTCTCTCTGACACTGAAGGCGACTGTGTGTTTGTCGGTGGCCTTTACTCAGCCGATCCCACTCTTCTGGGTGCTACTATTCCCGCAGGAAAACAGCTTTTCCTTCAGTTCGAAAAGCTAACTATCGCATCTGGGTCTGGCATCGTCTATCTTCGCTAATATGTTAGCTCTCGGCCTGACAACTTTTAAACTTCGCCCAGTTCAGGCCGGAGGCTCTGCGCCAGCGGCTCCTACTTACCTTCGTCCTGATGGCGTCTCTCAGTATCGCCGCCCTGATGGCACCAGTCTTTACCTTCGCCCCTGATTATGCCTGACCTCACTATTGCTTCGGCCGTTGATACGTTTCTTGGCTCTGCCGATCAGGCGGAGATGCGTGCGAATTTGGGAATCAGCGCTGTTCCTATCATCCTGAGCGTGAAGAACATCACGGTGCTGACGAGCGGAGCCCCGGCGGATATTGCTTCGATCACATTGCCTTCTTGGCTAACACGGTGGTCTATTCCTATTAGTTCTGTTGGGAATATTACATCGCGAGTCATTGCTGAGACTGCGTCAGGCACATTGGCGGGTGCGTCGTTCACTTGTTACACGGCGGCATCAGGAGGTGGTTCGTCGGTGACGGCGAACTTTTTTGGACCAACATCGGCAGGGACAGGGGCGGTAATAAACGGAATTACCCCAGCCACTACAGCAGCCTTCACCTCTAACACCATTTACATTCGCCAAACGGCGAACAGCGCCAATGCAGGAACGTGCTCGTTCTACTTGGTGGTGTTCCCGTTTCTCTAAGTAGCTCTGAGATTCCTGATCCTATGCCTCCGCATGTTGACGACGAAACAACGCTAACGCACCACCTCATCACGGGCATTGACTCGCTGATTGAGGGCAAGGTGCCAGCGGCGGCGATGCGTCTCTATTCGGCGCAGGATCACACAACGCCAAGCTATACACGAGACGCATCGTGCTGGGCAAATGACATCGTGGCGAAGCTCACGGCTATCTCGCCGTGGAACTCGCACGGCTCCTACACACAGGCGGGCGTCCTCATCTCCCCGCGCCACGTTTTGTTCGCGACTCACTTCTTCCCGCCCTCAGGCACCACGATTCGCTTCGTGACCGCCGCAAACGTGGTGGTAGATCGCACCTTGAGCGCGACGGAATCCCTCACCGTGACGGGCACCCTTTACCCTGACCTCACAGTGGGGCTTCTGGATTCCGATGTGCCGGGCACGATCAGCTTTATGAAGGTGCTGCCCTCGGGGTTTGAATCCAAGCTCCCAGGTTCACTGGCTAGCTTCAAGATTCCCGTCGCCGCCACCGATCAGGAGGAGAAATTGCAGATCCACAATCTGACTAGCTTGCCGTCGAGTTCGTCGCCGCTCGCCTACCTGAGCATGGAGGCTCCAACGTCCGGTGCTCGCCGGGACTACTACGAGAACTTCGTCATGGGTGATTCCGGTTCGCCGTGCTTCTGCATCCTGGATGGTGAGGCTGTGCTGCTGACCGTTGTATCCGTTGGCAATGCGGGCGCTGGCACCTCGGTTGCGGCCTTCCGTGACGACATCAACACCGCCATGACCACGCTGGGCGGCGGCTATCAACTAACCACCGTTGACCTCTCATCTTTCCCCAACGTATGACTTTGAGCGACCAGTATTTTGTGATCGGCGGCGCGGCAGCCTGGGGCGTGGCCATGAGTGCCATCGGCGTGCTCTGGCAGCGGAACATCAAGCTGGAGGGTGTCGTGGCCAAGCTCCAGGCACAACTCGCGCCAGGACTGGCGGCGCAAGAGCTGCTGCGATCGTGTCCCGTTCCAGACTGCCCTTATGCAGAGCACACCGGACTCGACGCATCACCTCGCGCGTGCTTCCACGAATCCAACCTACGCCATGAGCCTTCTATCCATCACCCTTGAGCAAGTCCGCGTGTTTGCCGCCTTGGGATTGCTGTCGGCATTGCTGTTCCTGATTGCCTTTATCATGCGGCTCACGCGCGGTTGGACCGATGAGAATGGGGAGCAATGCTCACTCTCAGATCAGGACGTGTGGGCCTTCTTCATCGCTGTGGCCGCTCTCGTTTACTTGATTCAGGACGTGCTTTGAAATTCACCACTAACCACCCATTGAACCCATGAACTACGTCATCGTGGAGCCCAAGCCCGAAGCTCGGCAAGTGGAGCCCATGGCCATCCCCGATCGCATTGAGTTTGAGCCGCTGAAATTCAGGCCATCGCTAGAACGCCCAGGCTTCGGCTTTGTCGAAATCAACGGTGCAAGATTTTACGGCCGCAACGTTGTCGAGTCCCTGGGGACTGCGGTCATTGGCGGCGCGTTCGGGGTGATCAACATTGAGGAGGAATCATGAAGCAAGTCGATGCCGTCATTGCCGGATTTGTGCTGGTGCTGCTTGCTGGCACCGTGGGCGCAATCGCTGGCTACGAACTCGGTAAATCACACGCCGCAGCAAAACCATGAATCCATTTGTCCCCATCGCTGCGGCTTTTCTGGCCTTGAAACAGAGCCGAAAGACTTGTCACTGTGATGCTTGCCGTAACAAACGTCCCGAGGCCTTCAATAAGCTTGAGGGTTTAATGGTCATCGTCATGGCCATTGTTTCAGTGGGCGGGCTTGCACATGTCATCTATCTACATCTAACCCGATGAACCCCAGCAACTGGCTTTGGCGCGGAGCCGTATGGCTAATGCTTTCCTTAGAAAAGCTGATCAGCTTTGATGACGATGAGCCACCCACAGCTTTTTGTTCTTAGTGTGTTTAAACTTCCAACCCACACCTATGACCCCTGACGATCGTATCTTTTCTGCCGCCTCACGTTACATCGGCGTGACAGAAATCCCCGGCTCAGGCTCCAACCCTGTGATTGTCAAATTCATCGACGAAGCCGCCAAATGGCTCAAAGACGGCGTCAGCGACATCGACGGTGCCATCCCCTGGTGTGGTTGTTTCCGCGGACATATCGGCCTCTCTACCGCGACTGGCGTCCCACCCGAGCACTTTCGCGCCTCTGCCTGGGCGAAATGGGGCCGTCCGGTAAAGCTCGACCCCTCTAAGTGGAAACGCGGCATGACAATCATAATGTCTCGCTCAGGTGGCAATCACGTAACTTTGTTCTCACACCTTCAAGACGGCCTCGCCTTCTGCCTGGGCGGTAATCAGTCCGACAAAGTCTGCATCGCTCCTTTCCAAGTCTCCCGCATCACCACCGTCCGCACTGCTCCCGAGCATGTCTGAGCCTGACGACCTTCTGGAAATCTCCCGTCTGAGAGAGCTCCACACCGCCATGACGCGGCTTGCAGAAATGCGTGATCATAACGGCCTGGCTTTCTACCAGCCTCACGAAAAGCAAGACGCCTTCCACGCTGCCGGTGCCTGCCGCCGACGCTACGTGCGCACTGGTAATCGGTTTGGCAAATCCACCTGTGGTGTCGCCGAAGACATCTCGTGGTGCATCGGCGAGAGAATCTTCTACCCCGAGGGTGATCCTCGCCGCTCCGTCGGAATACCTCAGCGCTCTGTAAAGGGTGTCATCCTCGTCCAGGACTGGGACAAAGCCGATGAAATCTTCACCGCCAAGGATGAAGGTCAGTCCAAGGGGAAGATCTTCCAACTCCTGCCTCATGAGTCTTTCGTGAGGAGTGAGAAAAACCAATCCGGGCACATCTGCAAGATAGTGATCCAGTCCAAATGGGGCGGGCACTCCTCCATACACATCGACACCGTCAAGAGTTTCTTGATGAACCCCATGGGTCAGGAGTCCTCCGACTGGGACTTCGTGCATGTCGACGAGCCGATTCCCAAAGACATGTGGATCGCGCACTCTCGTGGGCTAATCGACCGCCAAGGCTCAGCTTGGTTTCTGTGCACACCGTTGATTGAACTCTGGATCAACGACTATTTCATCCCGCCGGCTAAATCCCGCACAGAGCTTCCTGACGGTGCATATTTTGACTTCGACAGTTACTCAACCTGGGTAATGACTGGTTCTTGTTACGACAATCCTTACAACTCTGTCTCAGCGATTCGTGAATTCATCTCTAACCTTCCACCTGAACAAGTTGACGCGCGCGTAAACGGCCGACCAAAACAACTATCCGGAGCTATTCACAAGGACTTTTGTCGTGAAGACCACATCTACGCTTTCACCCCTGCTGGGTGGCTCGATCCCGTCACGCCTCCTCCTAACTGGACAATCCGCCTCGCAATCGACCCGCATCCGAAAATCCCTATGGCTGTGCTATTCGCCGCCACCGGCCCGACTGGTCACACATTCATCTTCCGCGAGATCTTCCATGAGGCTCTCATCCACGAGCTATGCGCCACCATCCATGCGGTGCTTGCCTACTCAGATGAAGAAGGCCGCCCGTGTGAGCTTCCCATCGCCTCGGCGATCTGCGACCCCCTGGCGTGGACACCCAACCCCATAACAGGCATTAAAATGTCCGACGCTTTCGCCCAAAGTGGTATCCCGGTCGTCCCTGGGTCGAAAGACCTCGTCAACGGCATCCTCAAAACCAACGCGTTATTCCGCTCCCGCGATAGTAGCGGCAACCCTATGGTCTATGTCCACGAAGACTGTCGTCAGTTCCTCTTCGAGATCGACCGCTACGTGTGGGACACCAAAGAAACCAAGGAAACCCCTAACGCGAAGTGTTCCGACCACATGATGGAAAACCTTCACCGCCTGGCAGTCGGTGGCTTCACGTATCTTGACCTCACTCGTCGCTTGCCACTCTTCCGCGAAAGACGTGATTTCAAATTCGACCTATCCCTCCCCGGTGAAAAAGGCCGCTCCCGTAAGCCTTCACTCTCCCTAACCAAGCGCTACCTCGCATAACATGCTTACACCAGAAATCAAAAAGCGCTTGTCCGAAGAGATGCTGGACGAAAAGCTTCAGAAGCTTGAATCTCACATCAAGAGCTCTCTGCGTGGCTCGAGATCAAAAATCTCCAAGAACTACCAACGCTGGGACAGGAATATTGCCGTCTATCGTGGTTTGCACATCCGTGACGAGGAAGACCTCCAAGCTGCAGATGCGAATGAACCCGAAAAGAGTGTCATCCCGATGTCCTTCGCGCAGGTCCAGACCTGGGCCGCTTTCGGTTTCATGCTCTTCCGCCAAAACACCACGTTCTATGAAATGAAAGCGATGGGTGCTGAAGATCATCCATTGTCCGACCTCATCGAGCGTGGCCTTGAACGTGACCTTTGCCACAACGCATGGAACTCAAAGCTCTATCAGTTCTTGCTCGACATGGCCAGGTGTTCTATCGCTCCTATCAAGCACTGGTGGACAGTCGATACGGCGAAGATCCAAGTCAGTCGTCCGATGTCCCTCGACATCCTGGGCCTTCCCCAGTTCGGTGGTGAAGAAACCCTGGAGCTGACCACCTACGAAGGGAACCGCATTCAAAATGTCTCGCCTTTCCGCTTCCTGCCAGACCTCCGCCTACCTATAACACGCTGGCGTGAAGGTCGGTTCGTCGCTGACGAAGATGAATGGCACATCACGAATGTCAAAGAGCTCGAGAAGAAAAACCTCGCCGCTGGTGTGAAATACGTCCGCCAGGCTGACAAGAACCTCTTCAAGGAAAGCGACCGCATCGAAAGTCGCTTCGCCTCTCTGGCCGCAGAACTCAACTCAGGCAGCCGTGCTGGCCAGGATGCGACAGACTTCATGACCGTGAAGGTTGAAGGTAACATCTGGCTGACCCCTCAGGAATACGATCTCGGCCCTGAGGATCATCCAGTCCTCTTCAACTTCATCCTAGCCAATGACCGTTTGATTTCCATCATGCGGCAGAATGCTCTCCACTTCGAGTTCAACTACGATCTCGGTGTGTTTTCCCCCGACTCAGAAGCTCGCCTCGCCGAGGGACTGTGTGACACCATCAACGCATTGCAGGAAACTGTTTCGTGGCTCTACAACACCAGAATCCAGAGTGTCCGCCGGTCGTTGGATAACCACCTCGTGGTTCACCCTTCTTACGTCGACTTGGCAGCCCTCGAATCCCGCTCGCCAATCATTCCTCTGGCGAAAAACACCCCTGTCGACGACATTCGCAAATATGTCAGCCAGATCCAAGTCGCCGATTCGACGACTGGCCACTTTCAGGACGCGGACACGCTCATGAAAACCATGATGTTTGTAACAGGTGTGAACGAAAACGCGATGGGTCAATACGCCCCTGGAAGGCGTTCCGCTACCGAGAACCGTGCCGCCAACATCGGGGCGAGCTCCCGTATGAAAATGCTCTTGTCCTGCGCGTGGGAGATGGCGCTCGGACCGCTCGGGCGCAAGCTGTCGATCAACCAACGCCAAGGCATTTCGTTTCCCACCTATCAAAAGATTTTCGGCACTTCGGAAGACGTCCTTGCCAAATGGCCTGCTTTCGCCCCTGAAGAGCCTTCTGAACTCGTGGGGAACGACGACTTCCTGGTGTTCGACGGCACCCTGCAGAGCGAAAAAGGCTTCTTGGCCCAAAACCTCCAAGAGCTTGTCACCACCGTGATACAAAATCCCGAATTCGCTATGGCTTCTGGCTTCGACCTGCAAGCTGCGCTCGATGAAATCCAAACCCTCAGAGGCACTTCCAATGTCCGCAGATTCTTCAAACCCCCACAAGTTCAGCCTGTCCCTGGAGCTCCGGGAATGGCCCCTGGAGGAACTCCAACTCCTCCAGGATCTGTTATCCCACCGGGCTTTACCCCTCCTGCAGGGGCTGTTTGAAGCCGAGATCTGCGAGGCCCTCCAAGTCGGCGACACCGTCCTTGACAGGATTCCTGAAACCCCTGTGGACGATCGCAAACTATCAATCTACCTAGGCAAGCGAACGCTTCTCCGCTCCTATTACAATCCTGAGACCCACAACGGTTGGTTCGCCCAGCTGTCGGGTCTCACGAATGCCTTAATCGAGAAGCACACATCATAACGGTAACATGCAAAACTGGCACAACTATAGTCTGGCTGATGAGCTAGATGAACATGGCGGAGGCGGCGGAGAGGATGACTTCGAGCCTCTGTTTGAAGAACAAACAGAAGAAACGCACCTCAACCCTGGGGATACTCCTCCCGGTGAAAAGGCTCCTTCCTCTGCGATCGACTACAACCGCATGGCTGAGGCTTTCGCCAAGGCGATTCCTCAACCCGCTCAGGCTCCTGCCCCCCAGCAGAAGGATCTAACCCCTGAGGAATTCGACAAGCTGACGAAAAAGTTCGTCCCTGATGAAACAGTGGCGAAGGCTTTCTTCGGTGAGCAAGCCACCCCTGCGCAGATCGAAGCCCTGAAGGCCTTCACAAACGGCATCTATCAGCACTTCTACGCGTCAACGGGAATGCTTCTGAAGAACGAACTAGGCACTCTCGAGCAGCGCCTTTCTCCCTTCGAAGCACATCTCGCCGAGCAGCGGTCAAAAGCCTTCACGGACGAGCTTGTCTCACGTGCGCCGGCTCTCAAAAAGCACAAGAACCTCATCTCTGGTGCGATCCAAACCCTCAAGGCATCTAACTGGCAACCTCAGGGTTTGACCGAATCCGACCAAAAGCTCGAAGCCATGCGGACTGTGGCAAAAATGGTTGAGAATCATGTCAAACAGTTCGATCCTCAATTTTCCGTCTCGACATCCGGCGGTCGTGGTCGTATACCACAGCAATCTCCTATGTCCGGTGGCGGTTCAGGTGGCGGCTCCTACGGCGGAGGCACACCGAAAAAGGCCTGGCAATCAGTATTTGGAACTTAAACGTTCCGTCAGTGGCACGCAGGGAACGTTCTCCCAACTCAACTAAAACCAAACAATCGATAAAATATGGCCATCCTCGGCTTAATGACAACCTCTCAGCTTGAGAGCGAGCGCGCGTTGAATGCACGTCGTAAAGTGTTCTATGACTACCCTAATGGGAAGTTTCCTCTCATGGGGCTGCTCTCCCTTATGGAAGATGCAGAAGAACTCAGTGATCCTGAATTCGGATGGTATGAAGAGCGCTGGCAGAGCGCTCGTTCCCTAACAGCTGCGGCTGAAAGCGGAAAAGGACCATTCGCAACCTCCACGGCCGGCACTACCGCCGCGAGCGAGGCGACCATCGCACTGGCTGCGACTGCCTATCTCAAGGTCGTCGATGCCTCACAGTTCCGTGTCCGTGATGTAGTGCGGATCAAAAACGTCTACACCACAACGGCCACCACTCCCGTGCAAACCACCGCATGGGTAACAGCTGTCGACAACTCGACGAACGTCCTGACCATAAAGCTCATGGACACCTCGTTGGCTTCCGACACCGGTCCGAAGAACTCCAACACCACAAACAATGGCCTCTACGTTACTGCCATCGGCACAGCCACAGGGGAAGGCGACCGCAGCAGGTCAGATGGCCGCGTGGGTGAGCCTTTCAAACTCACCAACTACACGCAAATCTTCAGGTCTGTGGTCGGCCCTTTCACTGGCACAGCGCTGAAGATGGGTCAGAAATACGACTCAAAACCACTCTATCGCAAGGCAGCGAAAGACGGCGCTCTGCGCCATATGGAACTGCTGGAAAAGGCTGCCCTTTTCGGTGTAGCTAGTTCCACCACAACCACAACCATCGACGGTGATACAGTCCCTGTCCGCTATACTGGCGGCATTGAGTATTTCCTCAATCAATGGGATAAGGGCAATACGACAAACGGCGGTGCTTTCAACTATCGCCTCAACGGCTCGAATCTTTCCGCTGTCGATTGGCGCGACTATGACGAAAAGCGCGTCCTTCGCAACGTCGGAAGCGTCACTTCCGGCGAGTGGGAAGAACTCATCCGTCGTATGTTCGCCAGTCAGTCCGACAGTGGCTTTGAAAAGCTCGTCATCTGCGGCGATAAGATGCTCGGCGCTGTGAACCGCTGGGTCAACAACAAGAGCATCACAACGCGTGATCTGAAAACCAAGGAAGAATCCTATGGCCTTCAGATCAAGCAAGTCGACACCGTTCATGGCTCGCTTATGTTTAAGACGCATCCTCTCTTCAAGGAAGACCCTTCCCTGCAGAATACGATGCTCGTCGTGGACATGGGTGACATCGTCTACCATTGCATGGAAGGTCGTGATACTGAGCTGTTGAAGAACCGCCAGCAGCGCGATGCTGATCTTCGCAAGGACGAATGGCTCACCGAGTGTGGCTTTGAAGTCCGCAACCCTAAACGCCACATGTGGATCGACGGGCTGACAGAAATCCTCGCATAAACCATTATGGCTGACTTAGCAAAATCCGCAGTGACGATTCTCGAGTCCTGGCTTGAGGTCGGCACCAACCGTCAGCTTAAGGTCCGAAGGGTGAAAGCCACCCTCTCGGGCCAAGGCGGCGGAACTGACAAAATCAACGCATCACTCTTTGATCTGAACCGCATCTACGACTGCTCGTCTCTGGTCAAGAGTGATGACTCACTCCTAGTGACAGCCTGCCCTTCCAAGGACCAGACTCATCTGCTCTTGAAAGCCGCTGGCACCAACGCTCCTGCAAACAACGCCTCGAATGGTGACTACTACTTCACCGTAAAAGGCATCTAACCAAACACTACCATGCCAAAGACATATTTCTCCTTCGACGACGCCGAACCCCCTAAGGCTAAGGACGTCTCTGAAACCAAGCAACTCGAACCTCGCACCGGCAATGCCGCGTATGAAACGGGCAATAACGAACTTGTTCGTAACTCCCGTCCGCATGGCAATCTCGGCCAGTTGGGCGATCGCTCGTTCGGAAGCAAGTCCAAATAACTAACCTCCAAGGGGTCAACTAACATGACAGTCGGACAGTTAAAAACCATATCAGCTGCGTATCTCCACAAAGACCCCACAGACTTTGTCCGGGGCGGCGTAGACCTGGTGCTTGTAGCGTTAAACAACGCAAGAAGAACCGCTGAGAGGATGAACGACTTCCTGATGCAGACAGAAGTCTGTGAATTGTTAGTTGACCCTACGGATGGGGGCAGTCTTGCGGATGCGTATCTTCGTGGGGATGAGGAAGAAACTCCTGTGAAGATCAAAGACTACAAGACATTCTACCTTACGAGTGGTGAAGGTGACATCCCACTTTATCACCACTCGAAGAAAAACATCGCTGTATGGACGAGCGAGCGCAATCTCGCAGCGCGTGGCCGTTATCTCACTACAGACTTCCGTTATCCTGATGACTCCTATCTACGAACTTTCCGTGTCGGCCCGACAGAAGTTTATATCAATGGAAGACGTGTCTTTCTTAACCCAGCCCAAGAGACCTCGAAGACTCTCGCCATCGACGCGATTCTCTGGATGTCGGATTACACCACTGACTCTCAGACAGACTGGATGACAGAGAATTGCCCAGAATACCTTCAGTATGCAGCCATCTGTGAGCTGAATTACTTCACTGCCACGTTTGTCCCAGGCCTCGACGGGAATCTTGCTCCACCTGAGAGGCTGAAAAAAGAAGCCTTGGAGACTCTCGTCCGCTGGGACTCATCGCAAATCTCTAACGGCCGTAACCCTAGAGGAATTCGCTAATGCCCTTATCTTATACAATCCTTTTAAACTCTCGCGGCGGCTATAAGACAGTCGTCATCAGCGACGTCCATGCTTACTCCCGCGTCGCTGAGGCCGACCTGCCTGATTATCTCTATCGCGACACCGGGCTGAGCGTCCCAGGGGATGGCCTTTCTCCTGTCATCAATGGTGACCTTATCGAGGATGACGACCTCTACACGCATACCCCACCCCGACAAGCAACAAAAGACCGCTTTGCTCATGTCTTCTACGACGACACGACACCAACCCCTGTGGAGATCGGCTTCATCTGGGACGACTACGTAATCTCTGTTTCGAAAACCAATGGGTGAGACCTTTAAGCTTTTTGAGACTCGCAACCCTTCCATGCCGGGGTTGTCTGTGGACGTGGAGATGAAAGAACTTCTGCCTTCAGACATCCCAGCACAGAACACCGCCCTCTCGGCGTGTGCTGAAGTGATCCGTCGGCGCATCCCATCCGCATGGCACACTTACGAGTTTGTGAAAGTCACTGACGGACCGCCGGGTTTTTGCTCTTTTAAGTTTCTCGCCCCGCAAACAGCTGCTGAACGTGCAGTGCCGTTCCAGACCTTCCCGACTTACAAGGAACACGCATGGCCAGCTGTCCTCTTCGCGTTTAATGCTTTCCCGGACTATTCCAACCCACGCCAAAGCGGGACGATCGTCAAATCCGGCAGCACTTACGCCATCGAAGAGATCATCCTTCCCACGTGGGTATGGCGCCGTGCGTGGATCGAGCAAGTCGTCGCGGACAGCAAGTGCATCGTAGAGCGCTTCTCCGGCATGGGAGTGGCGTTCACTGACGAAGAGCTCGACCACATCCAGCCAGTGCCAGCACCTGTGGAGTGGGACTACAACGGAAAGCCTGATGGCATGGTCTGTTTGCATCCCGAACTGAAAATTCCATCCCACGGTAACAGCGCGAGAGCTCTCGTCGATGGTGCTCCAACCATCATCGGCTCGACCTCCGGCTTCCAGCCTTTCCGCCTTTTCCCAGCGACTAACTTTGAAGAATGGGCACCATTTGTCCTGTCGGATTCGCAAGTCGAAGAGAATGGCGAGTGGTATCGTGAAAGAGTCACAATCTATCCTCCACCTCAACCTGAGATTATTTTCCAGTAACCATGAGCTTGACGAATTTCCTTGGAGCTGACCAACCTAGAGGCGTTGGTGGGCTGACCGTCCGTGATCGGTTCATCACGCCTGTGGATCGCTTTAAGCGTGCGGGTGGTGACGGCCTTGATGGTCGGCGTGGAGTAGATGGAGCCGTTGGCCCGACTGGAGCTGTAGGACCTACAGGTCCTCAAGGCATTCAGGGTTTAACTGGCCTGACAGGTCCTACAGGTTTGACTGGTCTAACCGGCCCCACTGGCTTACGCGGCCCCACAGGTCTTCAAGGCAACTCTGGTCCTACCGGTCCTATAGGGCCTTCCGGACCTCAGGGTGCAACTGGCCCTATGGGACCATCAGGCCCTATGGGTCCGGCCGGTCCGACAGGAATGGGCGCTACTGGCTCAACGGGTCCTACCGGCCCTCCGGGACCACAAGGTCCGACGGGGCCGAAAGGCGGTGACTCTATCGTGCAAAACCGTTTCGGGACTCGCGCTGTAGGGATTACAGAAGGCACTCAGGGCCAGTGGTTTGACCTACTGCCAGCTGATGCTCCTTTGGATGCCTGGTTCGAAGAGTGTCTTGCTAACCATTTCAGATTCCGCAGCACTTGCGGTAAGATGGACCTAGTCGTCGGTGTGCCGAAACACTGTGCTAATTGGCGCATTCCAGAAAAGAGTGAAACCCAACGTAAGAAGGTCGCGCGTCTTTGGAATCATATCAGCAGCGGGACACTTTTAGACCTCCTCGAAACATGACAACCAGCACACAAGACCAAGCGGCCCCTTATTGCGTTGCCATCGTGGCAATGGGGCCGAGCCATAAAGAATTTCTCTCTGATTCGCTAAAACTTTCCTCTAGGTGGAAAGTCGCTGATGAAGTCTGGGCCATTAACGCGATGGCAGGCGTTATCCAGCATGATCGCGCCATCATCATGGACGATCTGCCTTATTTTGCAAAAGCTGCAAGAAGTGAGAATCCAAGCCTTTCTGGCTACGCTGACTGGCTGAAGCAGGCGAGTGGTCCACCGATTTTCGCTCAGTCCGAGTATAAGGATTTTCCCCGTGCTGTAGAGTATCCTCTACGGAAGGTCGTGCAGGCATGTGGCGGCTACACCTATTTCAACTCAACTGTCGCCTATGCAATTGGCTTGGCTATTCTCGAAGGTGTCAAGCACCTGAAGCTTTACGGATGCGACTTCACACAGGCTCTTTCAGGTGGAGATGGTCAAGGCGGAAGGGCTTGCGTTGAATTCTGGCTGGCTTATGCTTCCTTCGTGAAGGGTATGAAAATCTCCATAGCAAACTCCTCCTCTTTATGTGATCAAAACTCTCAGCGACAGCTTTACGGCTATGTTTCTGACCAACAAATTCAAAAGCTGCTCTCTTAAGGGTTAGCTTTTCTAACCGAAAACTCAACAAATCTTATCTTATGCCACTTGGAATGGGATCTTTAGCCAGCAGTCCTGGCAGCGATCCGCGATGGGGACAGCCTCAAGGCGGATATATAACCCTCGGCGGAGCACCGAAACAGCTCCCTCAGCAGGGCTCAAGCCTTGGGAAATACCCTTGGCTTTTTGGTGATCTGCCCGCTAGTCAGACAGGCCCACAAACTAATAACTTCGGCTTCGCCCTTGGGCAGAAAGGCCGACCTGCAGCAGTTGGCGTTTCCGTCGTCAGCCGCGCATCTGGTCCGGGAAAAGGCCAAAACAATAACCTCTTCGGCCAACCTTTTAAAGGAGGAATCTTCTAAACCTTATGCCCAGTAACGATCCATTCTCCATGCTTAAGGAGATGTTCTCCATGGCTCAGGTTGCCCAGAACATGGACATGCAGCAAGCCCAAGTGAATCAGATGCAAGAGGAGGCTTCACTACTCCCTCTGAAGCGCCAGCAAATTCAGAGTTCTTTGCAAAACGCTCAAACAAACGACGACGCTACGAACTTCTATCACCAAATGGCAGGCCTCAACGCAGCGCTGCCAGCCATCCAGATGTCAGGTATGAACCCTCAGGAACTGAGAATGCTCATGTCTGAGCGTTTCGGCCTGGGTGATTACGACATGCAAAAGGCGATCCCAGACTATCTGAAGTCTCTCAACCCTGAAACCGCTGCCCTTGTCGCGAAACTTCAATCTCTTCCTCAAAATGCCCGACCAAACTAAAAAGAAAGACAAAATGGTTAAGAAGCCTAAGGCTGTCAGACCAGCCCAACCACCTGCTGCGGGGACTCTCCAGCAGATGCAGCCGATGTTCAATCAGGCGATCTTCCATAAAGGAAACAAAAAACTCGATATGTCGGGCAATCTTCGTGATACGAATGCCCCGACTGGATTGGATTGGTTGGCGAAGTTTGGTCCAAACCGACCAGAGGTTGCTGAGCGTAAGCTGGCTCTCGGCCGTGAGTTGCGGCCCGACGGCGGGATTAATGCAATGGCTGAGAAAGGGCGTGGTGCTGTAGAGGCGATGAAGTTTCTCCAGGGTCGGGGCGGCGAGCCTGTGGGTGGGCCAGCCATCCCAGCGATTCAACCAGAATTCGTCGGGCCGGTGCAGCCAAGTCCTGCAACGGCAGCACCAAGGCAGGTGCAAAACCCTAACGCATTGATGCCTACTCTGGAGCGTGGTGCGGAAACCGTGAAGCAAGGTGCCAAAGGCTTTTGGGATTCCTTCGTGACAGGAGAAGGCCCTGCAGTGCCTGGCACTTCCCTTGTCGAGGCGTTCAACCCATTGTTGGGTCCTGCCATGTCCGCTGCATCTGATCCTATGGCAGCTGCTAAGCGCATGTTTGAGACGTTCGTCCCTACGGCTGGCTTGCTAGAATCAGGAGTAAAAGCCGGTACGGATTGGTTGTCAGGGCTCTTTAAACCAGAAGGGCTTCCGCCTATCCGCCCGGATGAACTGCTTCGCCCTAGACAGCCTGCACTTCGATAATTTTTAGCCTTCTTTCCTATGCCCACCTTCGCCACTATCTATGACGCCTACCGTCAGAGTCAGCCTCAAAACCTTAGTCTGGAAGACTTTTCCAGGCTGGGCAACCTCGCGACTGGTTCTGAGAACTTCAACGAAGGAGTCAACGGCTGGTTTGGTGGTGGGGTAAAGCGTGGGAGCTATTGGCTCGACCAGGGGTTGGAAGCAACTGGTCTGCCGCAAGCCTCTGCCGAGATGGGTAGAGGCTTTTTTGATTTAGTCGGTGCCGATCCTGAGCAGGGCGCGGAAGTAGGCAGGTCGATCCCTCGTGGGATTGTTGACTTCCTTCCGATGCTTGTTGCCGGAGTGGCTAGCGGAGGGACTTCACTGATCCCTACCGCCGTTGGAATGTTAGGAGCTGGAGCGCTGGGGGCGGCTAACGCCTACGAGAAATCCGACAGTGGTCGAAGTGCTGCCACCGCTTTTGCCATGCCGTTTGTTGGAGGAGCCGCAGGAGAGTTAGGCGCCCTCGGCGTCAATAAGGCTTTGGGCTTTACGGCGCAGAGTCTCGCGAAGAGTTTACCGCAGCGTGTCGCGAGTTACCTCGGTGCTCTGGGCGCGGC